ATGAAACAATTATCACAAAATCTAGGTGCGAGTTATGGCCGTTTGATAAATGAAACAATGATACCGGTTGTTAAGAGAACTTTAGAGGTCATGAATGATGTAGGTATGATTGAACTACCGCTAAAGATCAACGGATTACAAGTTAAGATAGCTCCGACTGCACCACTAGCTATGGCTCAGAACATGAGCAAGGTAGAAGAAACACTTAATTTTATGCAGATAACTGCACAAATGGGTCCACAAGGACAAGTCTTCTTAAAACAAGACAAACTTATCGATTATATTGCTGATCAAATGGGAGTGCCGGCTGAGTTAAGAACTACGCCGGAAGAGCGACAGCAATTAATGCAACAAGCCATGGAAATGGCACAACAAGCACAAGAACAAGGGCTAATAAATGGACAAGCAGAACAACCCGCAGAGGTCAATCAATAGTGAAGGATGGGACGGATTAACTGATTTAGAAGTTGATAACAAACCACCGGAACCCTCAGAATTAGATAAAATTTTTTTACGAACTTTTCAAACCGAAGATGGCAAGAAGGTTTTGCTCTATCTCAAGACATGCACCATTGACCAGCCGACCTGGACACCAGGAGCAGATTCATCGCATGGATATATGAGAGAAGGCCAAAATTCTATTACTAGAGAAATATTTAACAGAATAAGGAGATGTGAGAATGTCTGAAGAAAAAGAAGGCTTGATGGCTAGCGTAGAAGCTGAAGAGACAGAAGAGCAAGTAGCTGATGAGGGAATGGCTACAGCTACCGCAGAAGATACTGTAGAAGGCGAAGATCTAGAAGGTGTTGAGTATGAAAGACCTGATGACTTTCCTACTAAATTTTGGGATGAAAAAGAAGGTCCTGATATTGAGAACTTGGTTAAAAGCTATAACAACTTAGAAAAAAAGCTTAGTGAAGGAAGGCCAAAAGCTCCTGATGAGTATGATATTACTGCTCTTGAAGGCGTAGATGCTGAAGATCCTTTGCTAAAAGATTATATGAGCTGGGCTAAAGACAATGGAGTTCCCCAAGAAGCATTTATGGATTTAGCTAAAAAATTTGTGGATATGGGATACCAATCTGAACAAGAAGCTAAGTTAGACATGGAAAAAGAAAAAGCGTTACTTGGTGAGAATGCTAACGAAATAATTAAATCTAATGTTAACTGGGGCCGAGGATTAGTTTCTAAAGGTGTGTTAACAGAAGAAGATTATGCAGAGTTAGAGGTTCTAGGTGGAACAGCTAATGGCCAAAGGCTAATACAGAAGTTTAGACAATTACAAGGTGAAAAGGAAATACCAGTTGTTTCTATAGCTGGCAATCAGTTAGACAAGGAAGAATTATTTGCTAGAGTAGCTGATCCTAGATATCAAACTGACCCAACATTTAGAAGACAAACGGAGAAAATGTTTGAAGAAAACGTACCTGGTTAACACGTATAAAATCTAGATATATATTCTAGTATTTACAAAGTATTATTTTTTTGATAAATTTTGAATGATCGATAACTCCCAGGAGCCGATCTGACTAGAGATAAGTCTCTACGTTGCTAGACGTACTAGTAGTCGAAGGTCGGATTTCCGGTAACCAAAGGCGAATTAACTTTAACCTTTTATGGGAGAGCTATAATGGCAACCACTTTAAGTAATGCATTCATTACTTTATTTGAAGCCGAGGTTCACCAAAATTATCAGGCAACAGCTACATTAAGAAACGTAGCTCGCATGAGATCAGGTGTTACTGGAAGTACAGCTAAATTTCCTATCCTCGCAAAAGGTACAGCATCCGTAAGAACTCCATCTACTGATGTAGTGCCAATCTCAGGTCAGTTCAGCACAGCAACAGCTACACTAACTGACTATATCGCATCTGAGTATTCAGACATTTTTAACCAAGCAAAAGTAAACTTTGATGAAAGACAAGAGTTAGCAAAGTTAGTAGGTAATGCAATCGGCAGAAGAGAAGATCAAATTATTATTGATGCTCTTATAGCTGGTTCTGCTGGTTCTACTGTAGCTAACACTGTTGTCACAAGTGGATCAGCAAGTGCTTCTGACTTAAACGTAGGTAAGATTATTCAAGCTAAGAAAGCTTTAGATACTAATTCTGTACCACCACAAGACAGACACATGATCATTCATGCAAGTTCTTTAGCTTCATTATTAGCTGACGAAAGAGCAGTTAGCTCAGACTTCATCCAGTTACAAGCTCTAGCACGTGGTGAAATACAGCAGTTTGCTGGTTTTAATATCCACATGATAGGCGATAGAGATGAAGGCGGTTTACCAAAAGACGGATCTAACGACAGAACATGTCTAGCATTCCACAAGGATGCAATCGGATGTGCTGTAGGTATAGCTCCAAAAGTTGAGGTAAACTACATCCCTGAGAAAACTTCTTTCTTAGTATCAGCAATGTATTCAGCCGGTGCCGTAGTAATTGATACTGCTGGCCTCGTTGATATTACTTGTAGGGAGAGTTAATATGGCTTTTGCAAGAGCTGGGTGGAACCCAATAGGTGGACAGTCTAAAAAAGGTACTGCACCTCAAGTCTTCACATACACAACAACTGATGCAGTAGGAACTGTTGATGGATCAGGATATTTCAATGACGTATCCGATGATGTTGCAGTAGGTGATGTTATTATATCAGTTACAAGTACTGGTGGTACTTTAGCATCTTCAATACACACAGTAGCATCTAATGCTTCCGGTGTTGTTGATGTGACAAATGGTACAACTATCGCTCAAACTGATGGTGACTAACAACTAACCTGGGGGGTACTCCTTGCCCTCCAGTATTTATGGCGAGGTCCGTGGATTATGGCTGAAGGTGATACTGACGTTTCGATTTGTTCGCAAGCACTCCTCCTTCTAGGTGCAAATCAAATCACTAGCTTTTCGGATGGGACGGCCCCCTCTTCGGTTTGCTCGGTTTTATATCCACGGATTAAGTCTCAGACCCTTGGTATGTATCATTGGTCTTTTACTTTATCTAAGACTACATTAGCTAGACTTACATCAACTCCAACAAATTATTATAGATACGCTTATCAATTACCTAGTGATATGTTTTTAGGTGTGCCTAGAGTTGTTTATGCATCGACATCTTTATCTGCCCCTAATATTACAGAATATGAAATCCAGGGTAACCAGTTACTAACAAATGAAACAACTATTGTAGTTGATTATCAAAGATTAGTATCTGAGAGCAATATGCCCTCTTATTTTACTCAATTATTAATTTATCAAATGGCCTGGCATTTAGCAGAACCTATTACCGATCAAATCACAAAAGCTGATTACTGGAGATCGGTTGCATTAGGAACAGCTTCAGAAAATATGCGAGGTGGCTTTTTTAGGCAAGCTATCAATATAGATGGTGCCGGACAATCTAAAACAGTCATAGCTGATTATTTATTAACTGAGGTTAGGTCTTGAGCAGAGTTACCCAATATCAATCTAATTTTACTGTAGGAGAAATTGATCCTTTATTAGTTGGTAGGATTGATATCCAGCAGTATGCTTCCGGTCTTAGCAAGGCTCAAAACGTAGTGGTCTTGCCTCAAGGTGGATTTGAAAGAAGACCTGGTTTAAGGTTTATGCTTGATATTACATCTCATCTAGGAGGATCTTTTACTACTTTAGATGGCATAAGATTAGTGCCTTTTGAGTTTAGTACGACACAAGCTTTTATGTTGGTGTTTGTTAAAAATACTACGACTAATACCAGGGTTTTTTTCTTTGCTAACGGCATACAAATTACAGATATCAACGGAAGCGGTAATGATTATCTAACATGTGCATTAGGAGATATTGACCTAGACCGCATGTATTTTACCCAAAGTGCAGACACTCTTATATTAGTTCATGAAGATATGTCCCCTAAATCAATAGTTAGAGGTGCAAATAATTCTACCTGGACATTTTCGACAATATCTTTGACTAGTCCTAAAGTGGCTTATTCTTTATCAACTAGTAATCCTTCTGCGACAATCACACCTGATGCTATTGATGGAACAGTAGAGATTACTGCAAGTGCTTCCGTATTTACGTCATCTCATGTTGATCAGTATATAAATGTTTTAAATGGTTTTGGTCGTGCCAGGATAATAGAGCAAGTATCCGGAACTGTTGTTAAGGTTATGACCGAGCTACCTTTTTTCAAAGCTGATGAGGCGATAGCTTCCGGTGATTGGGAATTAGAGGAAGGTTATGAAGATGCCTGGTCAGGCTCTAGAGGCTATCCAAGGACCTGCTCTTTTCATGAAGGACGATTATATTTTGGTGGTAGCAAAACATTACCTAACACCTTGTTTGGTTCTAAGGTTTCTGACTTTTTTAATTTTAAAAGTGCTGAAGCTTTAGATGATGATGCCATCCTGGTAAATATGAATACAGATAGTGTTAATGCGATCACTGCTATGAGATCAGGTCGAGACTTGCAGATATTTACAAAGGATGCTGAGTTCTTTGTACCGCAAGCTGATTTAGATCCTATTACGCCATCTAACATTGTTATTAAGAATGCCACTAGAAGAGGT